CAGCTACATTTACTGTTCCAGTTGTATGTGATGATAATGCACCTTTACCAACCGCAGTATTCTCACTTCCAGAAGTTAATGCAGTTAAAGCATCTTTACCAATAGCAGTATTATTTGCACCAGATACAGAAGCATCTAAAGCACTTTCTCCAAGAACAGTGTTACCAGATACAGAGTTTGCACCTTTACCTACAGTTACAGAATTTATTGTTGCATCAGCAGATGTTGTTAAACCACCAGTAAGTGTTCTCAGATCAATCCAGCCATCATTTGCTGAATTACGCATTTTTAGTAAATTATTACTTGTATCAGCCCAAAGCATATATGCAGCAGTGGTACTAGGAGCAGAACCAGAGCTATTATTTGTTAATATTGCCTGAAGTACATTA